AATTCCTTCTTTAAACTTCTTAAACCCATATGGACTTGCAGATTTAACGTCTGTAACAATACCGTCTATCTTGCAATCCATATGTCCTATTACCCCCTCTACCTCACAAACTTTTTGTTCGTCAGTAACTTTATGTCCGGATAATCTAGTAAGAAACAAAAGTAACTCTTCAATTAAATGTCCATACATAAACTTAACATAAGTGTGCGGTAATATTTTTTCAGCTTTAGTACTATGAAATGCGTTCCATAAATACCTATCTGTTCTACCTATACTAGATAGCCTAAGTTTTCTTTTATTATCTTTTATCCTGTCATCAGAAAACTCTTTTTTCATCAGAGCTTTTACTGCTTCTCCGAATCGTTCTATCTCTTCATCCACATCCACATTTTTAGGTGGTTTCCTGTTTATCATCAAATCGTAGATGTCTCTAACTAGAGTTTCAGTTGTCCTTTCCACTTTGGTTCTCCCCTTTAGTGGGTTTCGGCCCACGAGTTTCCAACCTTGTATTCGCCTTCGAGTGGACAGTTGAGATTGAAGTGCAAGCCGGCCGCTTCGATACAGCTACAGGCGAGCCTCCCAAAAACCTCAGTCTTCTCTTGTTCGACCTCTGTCTGGATTTCATCGTGAATGTTCCCCACAAAGTGATAGTTTAGTTTCCACTTGGTAGCGTACTCGTCTAACAATGCTAGAGCTTTCTTCATAACAATAGCTCCGGCAGATTGTAGTAAAGTATTTAACGCTGAGTGTTCTGATCGTACATAGACCCTGCGCCTATCCAATCCAAGAACGTAGCCTCTTCCGCTCGCCATGCTAACTCTCTCTCGTAGTCTTCTAAGAGATGGCGTATTTCTAAGGAACTTTTCCTTAAGTTCTTTACCATCTCTTGCAGTTCCTCCGATGATAGCTCCGATTTTAGCATCTCCGGCTCCGTAAAGGAAAGCGTAGTAGAAAGTCTTTGCTTGATCTCTAGTTTTAACGCCCGTAGCCAACTGGTTTGCCGAATGAATGTCTCCATGCAAAATTTCATTAGTGTATTCCTTGTCATTCATGTAGTGTGCAAGCATACGTGCTTCAAGTCCACTTGCATCCATACCTACTATTTTATAACCGTCAGGGGCTATCCATAGCTGTCGGCACTCTTTCCCATAAGGGGAGTAAACAGCGGGGATTTGCCCCATGTTCGGTCCTGAATGAGTCATCCTTCCAGTTACAGCACCGTTTGGATTTACGGAACCATGTACCCTACCATCGTCCCATAATGCATCCAACCAACTTTGTATCTGTGCGACTCTCTTTTGTATCATCAAGTACTCACCAATAAGTGTAGCTTGGGGTATTCCCTCGACTTTACTTAGCACAACTTCGTCAACTACTGCATGGCCGGTCTCAGTAAACTTCTCAGGCTTCCACCCGAAATACTGCAAATACTTACCAATCTGTTGACGAGACCCTAGATTGAACAATGGATAGTCTAGTCTACTAAAAGAACCGCTGACTGTTTCCCATTGATCTCCTAAGAATTTTAAACCAACAACCGATGTTGTACCATCCTTTTTAATTTTCGGTACAATAGTTTTAACAAATACCGGTAACGGTTTAAATATTTTTTGAACGCTCTCTTCCAGTTCATTCTTTCTCTCCTTGAGTTTGGCTAATAATTCTAAAGCTTTCCCCTGATCAAGTAGCCATCCTCGATCAATTTGCTTTGTAATAATGCTTTGTACCTGATGCTCAAGATCAACGCTTTCAGAGCTAAAACCTCTAAGTTTGTGTAGTAACACCTTGTACACCTGTACATTAAGTTTAGTATCACGTATGCAATACGATAGCATATCATAAGAAAAAACTGTCCAATCATCATGTTCTCCCTTTGGATAGTTTAATAATGCACCCCAATTATCTAACGAATGTCCCCCTTCCCTTGAGGGTGATTCAAGTCTGGACATTACTAGGGTGTCCGTTATTTTACAGTTAGAGAAATCAACCTTTAATAGTTTTTCTAAAACTGGTATGTCATATCCAATAATATTGTGACCGATGAGTTCTATAGGTTTATTATCTTCAACCCACTTTGGAAAATCATTGAGTGCTGTATCTACCCAAGATGTTCCTTCATCTGTCTCCAAATCATGGATACAAATACACCACACAGTATCAGGTCTGAGACCGTTTGCCTCTATGTCGATGACGTACTTCTTCATTAAAAGCTCTCGTCTTCAACCGGACAACTCGTTTCGTGCATACGTCCGGTGTCCTTATCATAATATAAGTAACAAGCCGGTCCCGTAAGGCCAACAAAACGATTCTTCAATACCCTCACCGTAGTCGTGTTTCTTATCTTGGGATCATTGTGTTGTTGATCACGCTCCAAACCAATCACGATATCTGACAACTGAGCGATAGCCGCTGAACCTCTGAGTTCACCTAAGCTTATCTTGCCGCCATCTTCGTGAGCTTTTGAACCGTTTGGTCTCTTCAAGTGAGAAACTAAAAATAAACCAACACCAGTTTCCTGAACAAGCTTTCTCAAGTTAGTCATAATACTATCAATAGCTTTTCGTTCATCACCAGTATCTTGATCGCTCACAACAATACTCAGGTGGTCAAGGATAATCCATTTACAATCCAGACCTTTTGCCATGTATCTTATTCTACCCAATAGGTTATCCTCATTTGTGGAACCCCAATGGTCAAACAGATATACACGACCTTTACCTAAAGTATTATCCCAATACTTTCTTTTATCTGCCTCACTTATACCTTTATCCAAATGAAGTAAACGATTAGCTTCAATGGACATAATACCAAGGGCAGTCTTGGTAATATCTTCTTCAAGTGCGAGTATGCCTATGTTGTCTTCGGTTTGATTCAACAAGTAATACTCGAGCTCTCTTACAATTTGCGATTTGCCCATGCCGGAACCAGATGTTATCGTTACCAATTCTTGGGGCCTAAAACCGTATGTAAGCTCGTTTAAGCAAACCCAAGGGTAGGGTATAGACTCCCTATCGGAACGCTCTAAAATCATGTCCCAAGTGTCTTTACCGGCCACTATACCATCAGGCTGATAGGTCTTTGCGTTCCACCACTCACGAACAAACGCTTGGACCTTGTTTTGTTCCAACATAGCACCCGCATCTTTGATAGGAAGCACTACATTCTTTGCTTTGTTAGGGCTGAACAGATCAAGCACACGCTTCGCGGCATCTTGCCCTGCTTTATCACTATCAAAACAAATGATTACATTTTTAAATGATTCTAACCACTCAAGATTTTCTTTGATGTCTTTGACTGCTCCTGACGCTCCGCTTCTAATGGATACAACGGGGTATTTCCCATCGAACATTTCACAGACAGCCATTGCACAGACCTCGCCCTCTGTAACCGTAATGTATTGACCGCCACCTTGGAACGCCTGTTGCCCGAATAGCCCGACATTATGAAAATCTCCTGTAGAATAAAAAGTTTTGTTTGAACACACCCGAACCTTAGATGCGATTATGTTTTTTGAATCCTTATCATAGTAAGGATAATGATGTTTAACGATTTGTCCCTCTTTTCCAAACTCTACAGTCACGCCATACTTACTAGCTATGCTTTGACTGATGCGTCTGTCGGGAATCGCGGCAACCACTCCTGTCATATCTAAAGACCTCGTTTGTTTATGTCTTTCCAGACTGACCACATTACCATTACCTTTTTCATAATGCCCACAACCGACTGTGAAACAATGAGCGTGTCCGTCTGAATACCTAGCTAAATTATCCTTAGAGCCACACTTGGGGCATGGCTCGTGTTGGATAAACTTTGAATCATCGTCCGACATCAAAAATCGCCATTAGATTCAATTTCATTTAGCTCAATGACTTTCACTTTGTTCAAATAAGTGGAAGTACCATGTATAGGATGTTCATTACCTTCTGTGTACATTACTCTCACTTTTGAACCGCGACCAAGCTCTCCCAAAAACGGGGTCCCGTCACTATTAAAGACTGGAACCTTATACTTTGTGGAAAACTTTCTTTGTTTAACACCTTCATACTCTCTGAGCTTGACACCCTTATCTAATAACTTATTGGATGTTTTTTCATCTAAAGACAAAACAATAGAATATTTACCAGTTGATTGTCCTTGATAAAACTCATGGTCTTCCAGATTTTGAAAGGCTACTTTACCTTCTAATACATCTACCGACATATCTTACCTCTTTAGTTAGTTTAGTTTATAGTTCTTTAGTATATTAATTAAATAACAAACTAAAGTACTTAAGTATATTATAACATAATAATACAGACAAAAGTAAAATAAGTGTGACCGAAAAGTCATCATTGGTCATTTAATAGCTCCATGATTTCTGAATAACTCCTGAGTTCCACTTTATTTCTACCTTCGAGCAAAGCTTCGTTTGAAATTGAGAGACACTTCAAGCAAAGATCAAGATACTTATCCGGCCTATGTTCCTTCTTTGTAAACCAGTTAATCTTTTCTTTCCGCGTCATCTCAAAATCAGTCAGGATGACATCACAAGCTTTACATCTGCTCATATTGTCCTATGCCACGATTGTACGTGAACCTTATTTGTGAATCGCTATATGCGTTGTATGAATCTCTAAGTGCGTCTCTTGCTAGCTGTCTAGCGGCATCGATTGTTAAATATTGTAAATCGTGCTCAACCATCTCGTCAACCATTGTATCGCGTTGCTCTGGTTCAAGACGTAACTCTTCGATTCCGTTGTTGAACTCTTCGTTATCGATTAAGAGTTGTTTAATTTTCCCCACTAAATATTACCTCCATTTCTTGATGAACTTCGCCAAATGTTATCACAATTAAAGGCAAAAGTAAAATCACTCCTCTAAAAGCCATAGCACTTAGCTCCCCTGTCTGCGTGTCTACAATCCACACAGGTCGAGAATCAGCAAATTCAATGTCGAGCCCTGTACCATTTCTGAACTCAAATGTCAAATGCTTCTTCCCAAATCTCTTTGTAAACATATACTTATCTCTCTTTTTTAAAGTAAATAATTGAAAACCCACTCGTTAGAATGGGCTTCTCAGTTACTTACTGTTTAAGTAAACCTCCTCCATCATCTCAGCTCTTTTGAGTTCCATGTCCTCCTCGTACTCATGGCGTGATTCGTAAGTTTCTGCGAGCTCCTCAGACTTTCCCGCAACGTCCCAAAAGGGGTCGATCATTGCTTCATATTGATCACCCCAAATATCAGCTAGTTCCCTAGGCATCTCTTAAACCTCCCTTTATAAGTAGTACATCCCCCAAAATCGGGGGTATTCTGTTTTTACGGGCAAAATCTAGACCCGCGTTCTTATCACCTTCACCTATGCTCGCATAAAATAACTGCGTAGCTTTTAGGTTCATAGGTAAATCTAAATAGAGACCCTCCTCATTTATTATGAGATCATCCCCATTATACAGTGAGACTCGTTCAATCAACCCTCCAACGAAATCTTGCATATCTTTAAGGTCCCACATTGGGTCGGTCTCTTCAATCGTTACCATCTGCGGTTGTAGTGCCAACGTGGTATATAAATCGCTCAACAATTCTGAACGTCTGTTCATCCTTGAACCTCCTGAGTTTTTTCTATGTTATCAATGAAAGCAGTCGCGCTCATACGGAGCTCGTTTAACTGCCGTAGAATAGGATAAGGCAACCGCGCACCATGGCAACACATGGACTCAGCGGCATCCTCGACCTTATAAACTAAATCCAACATTTCTGTTAGTTTTCTAGGTAAGTTGTTGTTATTACTCACAATTATTCCCTTTTTTGTTGTCCTTCTTCTATTGTCTCAGAAATCCTCCCGCTTGTCAAGCTTTATTTTTAACCTCCCACTGCTATGAGATTAGACTTGAATCGAGAAGACCGCGAACCATGCACCGCGATTGCTATATTTTTTGTCTGACCATCACACAGACCGCACTCAAGGCATGAGAGACCTTTTGAATCCGCTAGACATTCAATTTCATTATCAAATAACACATCATCAGCTAGAGCCACGCGGAACGTATGGGCCCCCATTGACTGATATTTTAGGGCTTGTTTAGGGCTATCTGCTGAAACCATGCACAAAGTAATCATTCTTTTGTCAAAATTCTTATGTTTTATCTGGTGAGTGTAACCCGTATGACCGGCCGCCAGATCGACAATAGTTTTAAGGATATCAAAAGGAACGGCCGCGGGGTCACCATATGCACCTAGTCTGACCTTTCGCCCCGTAAAATAACTACGGTGCTTGTTTATATCAAATGTCTCATAAATGCCGCGGATGAATCCGTCAAAGATAGCCCGCGGAGCCTGTCCGATATTAACATAACACGCCCCGCCAGTATGATGACGTAAGGGACAATTACCACAGATAGAAACATCATTACCCAATTTGCTCGCGGTTACTGGGTCCTTATCAGCTCTTATGATCCATGTTTGAATCATTGCGCCCGTTTTTCTGTTGCTAGTCGAGAGAGTCGCGATACATGCAATCGGTGATCCATCAAGGACACTTGGGCCTTCATATAATATGAAACCCTTTTTACTGGGTAAACTCTTAACGGTTGCCCGTTGTTTTGTTAATGTTCTCATCAGTTAGTTCCTCTGGCTCGTTGGTGATCTTCGCGGCTAGATTCCAAGTGAACATTGAGAACAACCACGCGACTTGTTTTTCATCTGGGTTGAGCTGTTCGATCTTTGCGCTCAACTCGTCCCAGTCCTTAGGCGTATGGAATAAACCATTGCCCGCTATTTTCTTTGTTGGTTCCATTGTCTTACCTCTATATGTGTATAAGTGAGCTTTGAGTATACATATATATAAGTAAGTATCAAGTACAAGTGTGACCAAATGGGTGCTCCACGGTCACTCACACTTGTTGATTTTAGTATCCTTTTGTGATAGCCTCGGGCCTTGTGAATAAATTTGTGGATAACTTGTGAATAACTTTGGCCTGTGGATATTTTTGTGGATAACCTGTGGATAACCTGTGGATAACTCGAGGCCCCGGGGGGGTCGCAAGTTTTTTTGTGCTGTGGCTGTACCCTCCGGTATACAAAAAAGGCTAAATTAAAAAAAAAAGTAACCTTCGGCCCCTTTTGTAAACTATTGATTTACCTGTGAAATCTAACAGCCGCCCTTATGACGTACACAAGTAATTAAAGGACACCACAAGTATAATATTTAGTTATAAACAAATAGTTGACAAATGACTAAAAATATGGTATAATAAAAAGTATAGTTTAGAGATACTAAAGTAATACTAAATGCCTTTAGTTTGTTTATTAAGATTATAATTAAATAATAAACTAAAGATAACTAAGAGATACTTATGAATACTAAAGTAAAGAGAGGTCGTCCTAAAAAGACAGAGATGATCTCTAGAGAAAGAGGGAAGACTGGATTGTCTCGCGGTAGGCCCAAAGGTGATGCCGCAATAATCAATGAATACAAAGGGAGGATGTTGTCTTCCCCAAAGTCGAGAAAAGTATTAGAGTCGATATTCGATGCGGCTCTAAATGACGACCATAAGAATCAAGCGGCCGCATGGAAGCTTGTTATGGATAGAATA